GAACCGATATGTCGATCGAGCTGACGCAGACGTCTGCAATCGCAGAAAAACAATTCGAGATTCAATCCGCGATCATGGTCGCAAAGAAGTTCCCACGCAATGAGGACCAGTGCTTCGCGAAGCTGATGACGAGCTGCGCCCGGCCGTCGTTTGCTGAAGAGGCCAGCTACAGTTTCAAACGTGGCAGAAAGAAGAACGACAAGGGCGACTGGGTCGACAATTTCGTCGAGGGGCCCAGCGTCAATCTCGCACGCGAAGCAGGGCGCATCTGGGGCAATGTCCGCTGGGGTCTGGATATCATTCGCGACGAGCCAGGTATTCCCTCGCCAGATGGGAAGACTGACGCGATCGGGGGCAGACGTGGGATCCGCGGCTGGGCGTGGGACATGGAGACGAACACGAAGATCTCCGCTGAAGCAGAGTTTCTCAAACTGATCCAGCGCAAGGAACGTGAAGAGGGTGGCGGCTATAAGAAAGACGCGAAGACCCTCTGGGTGATTCCAGACGAGCGTGATCTGCGTGAGCTGACAAACAGACAGGGCGCCTTTCTCGTTCGTAACTGCATCCTGCAGGTGCTGCCGAAAGATCTGATCGAGGATGCACGATCGCGCTGCACAGCGACGCTGCAGAAGGACGCCAAAGACGATCCAGTCGCCGCGCGTCGAAAGATCATCATCGCGTTTCAGGACGTCAGCGTCAGCCCCGAAATGCTGGAGACGTATCTCCGGCACCCTCTCGATCAGACCAGCCCCGTCGAACTCGTCGAGCTGCGCAAGATCTACAAGTCGATCGTCGACGGCAATGCACGCTGGGCAGAGTTCGTCGAATCCCCTGACGAACGCGCTGAACGCGAGAAGGGCAAAGTCGACATGGATAAGCTGAAGCAGTCGACTGAACAGAACCGTGGGCACGATGACCATCAGCTGAACCAGCTGAAGACTGACGACAAGAAAGACGAGACGAAGAACGAACCCGAAAAAGGCGCCCCGCTGCCCCAGACCCCAGCAGAGATCGAAGCAGCTGCAGCAGCTGCGACAGCAGCGACAAAAACGCAGACGGGTGATACAACCTCCGACCTCTCGCAGCTCCCAAAGGGCCTCGAGATCACAGATCCCGAAGCACTCTGCACCGAACCGCAGTTTGATTATCTGGGCACCGCCAGGCTCAAACACGATATCGATCCCAGCGTGTGGACGAAATGGGTGCGGGGTAAGTTCGACATTCGCGGAACGTCCAAGCTGCAGCAGAAGCACTTCTTCACTGCGCTGGCGTTCATCACCAACGGAGGTAAAGAGTAATGGCACAGAAAAAATTTCGCGTCAGTCTGATTAAGTTCCACAACGTCATGGGCCTCGTCGACGCAGAGGTCAAGCCGGGGGCGCTGACGTTGATCGACGGCAAGAACGGGCTGGGCAAGACCAGCCACATCGAGGGGATCAAAGCGACTCTCGGCAAGGGTCATAAAGCGACCCTTGTCCGCGAGGGCAAAGAGCAGGGCGACTGCGTCATCGTCCTCGACGATGGTGATGGGACGCCCCTGAACGTCAGCGCCACGTTCAGGAAAGACGAGACGAAGCGACAGATCGGGTATGAGGGGCAGTCGCCAATGTCGCGCACTGCTGAAGTCATCGCGGGGCTGCGCAATGAGTTCACGCTGTTCCCCACTTCGTTTCTGACGAAGGACAAAGATCAGCGCATGGATCTGTTTCTGTCTGCGATCCCGTTGAAGGTGACGAAAGACCAGGTCGCGGAAATGTTGAAGCTCTGCCCCAATGGGAAGCTGATCGATATCGATCGGCACGCGTTCAAGGTCATCACTGAGATCGAGAAGAGCATCTACGACGAACGCACGCGACTGAACGCAGTCGTGACGAACAATCGAAAGACAGCAGCGACGATGACTGCTGCACTCCCTCCGGAAGCGAAAGAGGGTGAGACTGCAGCTGCAGCGCTGGTAGAGATCCGCGCCGGCATCGAAACACTCGATGGCGCATTTCAGAAAGCTCAGACTGAAATGGCAGCGAACCGCGACAGGACGATCGCTGCAGCTCAGAAAGATTTCGATGACGCCGTCGCGAAAGCCAGAGAGAAGAAAGACCTCGCTGTCGCTGAATCGCGTCAGGACTACGACGACGCCCGCGGTGACCTGGTGAAGAAGCACGAAGCTGAACGCACGGTGATGATGCAGCGTGCAGCGACTGAATCAGCCAAAGCTGAAACGTTCGTTCGATCTGCTGAGAGTCGAAAGCTGATCGCGACGTTGACCGCTGAAGCAGATCAGACGCAGCTGATCGCTGACGCGATGACTGTCGCACTCGACGAGAAGCTGCGCGACGTGCGCACGGGCCTCGTCGACCAGTGTCCGATCAAAGGCGTGACGATCAAAGAACGCGATATCTACGTCAAGAATGCAGAGGGCCAGGAAATACCCTTTGACGCTGTGAACACGCGGGAGCGGATCCGCGTCGCGACTGATCTCTGTCTGCTGCACGCTGGGCCGCTGCCCCTTGTGCTGATGGATGGGGCTGAAGCTCTCGATCAGGAATCGCTTGACGAGCTGCGTGACGCGATGGAAGCACGCGGGGCGCAGTGCATCGCGACGCGGGTGACAGACGACGAGACGATAAAGATCCACCGACACTGAGGGGGCAGCAATGGATGTTCAGACGCAAGATCTGCTTTTGAAAGTGGTCGACTTCATATCGAAGATCGAACACGGGAAAATCCAGACGAGTCGATCAGTTCAGATCGAAGCTGCTCAGCTAAATCAGGATATCAATGACCGTTTGGAGCAGCAGCGACAGAGCGAAGAAGACGCTGACAATGCTGCTGCCTGTCAATAATTGCTGCACGCGCAGCGATCGGTGCCAGTGACGTTCACTGGCGAATGGCTCTGGGGGCGTGACTAACAACCGAAAGGGGAATTTAGCGTGCGAAGCGACTCGCCCCCAGAGTTTAACCCGAGAACACGACAATGCTGACACCGGAAGAACAAGACTGGGCCTATGAAGCAGTGAAGCTGGTGCGCGAGATCCAGCTGCGACTCGACGGTGGCGCGGAATTCAAACGACGCGGCCGCTCTGATCCTTCAGGGTTCTTCGTCGACCAGAAGGAACGTGTCGAACGATACAAGACGAACGTCAGGATGACCAGCGGCCAGATGGTGTGGCTGCGCGATATCGCAAAGACAGGGCTGATCGGCGGGATCATTCGCAAGAAAGATCGCGTCAATGTCAGCGACAGCTGTGCTGAGGGTGATCACGTCGACTGTTACGATCGAATCTGTGCGTGCGAATGCCATAGTAAAAAGCAGGTCGCATGACCGATCACACGAAGCGACTCTGGGACCAATATCGCCGGACGTTCGTTCCCCTCGGAATGGATCCGCGCCTGGCGGAACTGATTCGCCGCGCGTACTTTTTCGGGGCGAAAGATCACCTCGACTATCTGAGCAAACATTACACGGGCGGCAACATGCCCAACGAAGCAGATCTGCAGATGGGGAAAGAGATTCACGACGAGCTGCGTGAATTCGCCCGCGAAGTATTCCCGATGCTGATGGCTGATCGTCAGCGCAAACACCGAATCAATTGAAAGGAGAACCATGCCCAAGACCCGCGTGATCACTGTCCGATGGAACGATCGCTGCAAACGATGCGGGGGCACGATCATGAAAGACTCTGAGGCCCGATACGACGACGCAGCGAAGAAGATCTACCACAACAACAAACAGTGCCCGCCACCTGATGAACCTGAAACTCTATTTCCGGATCCGAAAGCAGTCGGCCTTGCCGACACGCTGGGATTCGACAAACCAAAGGACTAGAAACTATGACGACGACCACTCAACCACGCATTGACAGCGGCAAATACTTCCCCGCGATTCTGCTGACGCAGATCGAACCATCGAAGACGAACCCCCGGAAACATTTCGATAAGGGCGAGATCGAAGAACTGGCAAAGAGCATCATCGAAAAGGGCGTGCTGCAGCCGATTGTTCTGCGTCCGCATCCGAAAGCGACAAAGACAGTCCTGTTCGAGATCGTCGCTGGTGAGAAACGATATCGCGCCACAGCCAGCGCTGCGATCGCGACGATCCCGGCGATGGTGCGCGACCTGGACGACAAAGCTGTCCTCGAGATTCAGCTGATCGAGAACCTGCAGCGCAGTGATGTGCACGAACTCGAAGAAGCGCACGGGTACCGGCGACTGATCAAAGAAGCGAAATATGACGTCGCGACGCTGGCGAATCGCGTCGGCAAGTCTGACGAATACATCTACGCGAGAATGAAGCTGCTGGCACTCGACAAGGACCTGCAGGATATGTTTCTGAAGAACGAGATCACTGCAGGGCACGCTGTTCTGTTAGCCAGGTTGCCGAAAGAAAGCCAGATGATGGCAGCGAAGCAGCTCTACCAGAGCAAGTGGAACGACGTCGCCGGCACGCAGACAAAAGACCTAATCAGCGTGCGCGATCTCGGGTACTTCATTCAGCGACAGATCCAGATGGATCTGGGCAAAGCTCCCTTCGATATCAGTGATGAAAAACTGGTGAAGGCCGCTGGTGCATGTGGCGACTGTCCCAAACGAACGGGCGCGTCGACGCAATTGTTCCCTGAAGTCAAAGGGCACGACCTCTGTCTCGATCGCGCTTGCTACGCGAAGAAGCTGGCAGCGTTCGTCGAGCAGCAGGTACAGGAAAACGGCGCCGTACGCATCACCGATAAGTATCAGTCGACACCAGTCAAAGGGCTCTACTACACCGGTTACACCAGTGAGGTGAAGAAAGGCAGCTGCGTCAATACTGTCGACGGGATCCACGTCGACGGGCATCTGATGGGGAAGGTCATTCTCGTCTGCGTGACGGAGGGCTGCAAAGTTCATGGGCGACGTCAGGGAGGCATGTCGGGATCCCAGCGATCGCTGTCGACACCGAAAGAGCGCTTTGAAACGACGAAGCGCAACATCGACGAGAAAGTTCGTGACGAGGTGCGCGACAAGATCTATAAGGCAGCGATCGAACGAATCGAACTGCTGGGCTCTGATCTGCCCAAGCTGACGAAGAGGGCAGCGCTGACGATGATCCTGCGCATGGTCTACAACCGCGCCGACTCGACTGCCAGAGCTGCTCTGACTGAAGAGCTGAAGCTGCCCAAGGCGCAATACTCGAAAGGCGCTGACGTGGCCACTGTGCTGAAATACGCGACGAAGCTCGACCTGCCCCGGCTGCAGGGTTTCATCATTCGCGTGGGTCTGCGCGATCTGTCGCTGGGTTTCAGCGGGTCATGGTCGAGCGGTAAGAACTCCGTCGACGAAGAGCTGAAGACGATCGCGACAGAGTACGGCGCGAAAGTCTCTGCGCTGATGGCTGAAGCGACGACGCTGAAAGCAGAGAAGCTCAACAAGGCCAAGGCGCGACTGGCTGCAGCGATCGAGAAAGGCAAACCCAAACCGAAGAAGACCGGCAAACCTGAACCAGTGAAGACGGGCAAACCATCGCAGACGTCTACAAAGCAGAAGCCACCCGTCGACACTGACGAAGAGGAGGATGACTAAGATGCCCCTGACAGTGACGATCTATCAGAACGCAGAGGGCGCCTGGCCGGATATCGACCCCGCGCAAGTCGTCGGGGGTGAGCTGATCTCTGTGGCGTGCATTCACAAAGGGATCGACGACGGCACTCCGGCGCTGGCTCTGCGACTTGAACTCAATAACGGCGAGACTGCGATCGTGCAGACCAGTCTTGCCCTGATGCGAGGGGTGATCAAGGCCTTCGCGCATCACGACTCTGGTGACGAAGCAATCCTCGACACGAACCCACTGGGAGGCATCCCGCTATGAATCGAAAGATCACAGACAAACGGGATCCCATTGGGCAGCTGATGCGTGACGAACGCGCAGCGAAAGAGAAAGAAGCGACCTGCATCCGATGCGGGTGCACAGACTCCCACGCGTGCCCCGAGGGCTGCAGTTGGATCTGGGTCAATTACGACAGCGGCCGCGGGCTGTGTTCGCAGTGCCAGGTCGACGCGATCTGACAAGGTTCCCTTTTATTCATTTATTCATTAAGGAGTTCGACCATGTTCAAGACCCCCAAAGTAAAGGCGTACCTGCAAGCTGCCAGCTGGCAGGGCAAAGAAGACGACCCGAAACAGAGGATGACGTTCTACGTCACGCCGATCAGCTTCGAGCTGGCTGAAGAAGTCTCACCGAAATTGGCTGACAGACTGTTCAGGAAAGACCCCAACACCAACAAGTGGATGCCAGCGCGTGAGCTGGGGAACGGTCGCTTCGATCTGGGCACGCTGCCGCTGCAGACGATGGAATGGCACCCTGCCGGCGAAGGCGTGCTGGAGTATGACGCGGGTGTTCTGGTGCAGGGCGTGACGATCACAGCGATCAGTGCGCTGCATCTGTTCGCAGACTCTGACGACACGACTCTCGCCATCGTCTGCGAAGTTCCCCTCGACGCGCACATCGTCGAGCTGGCGCGAAAGTACTATCGAAAATCGGTGTGGCTCACGATGGCAGATATGCAGGCGCCCCTCTTCACTGAAGCGAATCAGGGCGTCGACGTCGCGAATGCGAAGTGTACCGAGTGCGGCAAGCCGTCGCGCTGGGTCGACTCTGAGAAAGACTTCTGGTGCATCGACCACCCGCGAATGGCGAGGGGCGAGATCCGTCTGATCTCACCCACTGAGACACCAGCACAAGCGCAGCAGCGACTGCTCGACGAAGCGAAGTCAAAGACCTCTGAGACTGTGAACTGATGGCTGGGCTGCTGAAATACATCGACCCTGCAGTGAAGGTGCGCTGCAGGGGTCGGTGCGGCCAGTGGAAAATCCCGCTGCACTTCTACAAGAACAAACAGACAGGGCGACTGTCGATCGACTGCAAGATCTGCCGACGTGCGAAGAACAGTGTGCGCACGATCCCCAACCTCGACGCTGGCGAATATCAACACGTTCAATCTGGATACGGCGGGCCGATGGTCAATCAGTTCGTCCGGAGGAGGAAACCGTAATGCAGGAAAGTGGAATTCAATGGACTGATCTGACCTGGAATCCCGTCAGCGGCTGCAGCAAGATCTCGCCTGGCTGCAAGTTCTGTTATGCGAAGGCGCTGTTCGGTCGACCCTATGGCGACAAGTGCGCGACGTGTGGGCATCAGGCAGCAAGTCATCGAACGACGGATGCAGGCCTGCGCGGGATCGAGCTGCCGTGTCACAAGCTGATCGAGTTCGGCAAGCCGTGCAAGTGCCAGAAGTTCGTGCCCAGAGTCTTCGAAGATATCCGGCTGCACCCTGATCGACTGATGCAGCCATTCAAACACAAGCCAGCTCAGCGCGTGTTCGTGAATTCGATGTCGGATCTGTTTCACGAAGAGATCCCCTTCGACTACATCGACGAAGTGCTGGGCGTCACCCAAGCTGCAGCGCAGCACACGTATCAGATCCTGACGAAGCGCGACGATCGAATGCTGGAGTACTTCACCAGCTCGATCGAGGGCATGGTCGGGATCACGCGTGATGCGTTCGTCGAGGGCCAGGCCCAGAGTAAGTACTTCGAGAAGACTGGCGATCGATCTGTCGACGAATGGCTTGCTGTTCATTTCCCGCTGAAGAACGTGATCATCGGTGTCAGCGTCGAAGACCAGCAACGAGCTGATCAGCGCTTCCCAAAGATCGTGAAGCTGGGCCAGATGGGATGGCGCACGATGATCAGCGCTGAACCGCTGCTGGGCCCCGTCGTGATCCCTGCAGACTATCTGGCGCTGGGTCCTCGAGCTTGGGTGATCGTCGGGGGCGAGAGCGGCCGCGGCTGTCGCTGGATGAACGAGGCGTGGGCGATCGCGCTGCGTGATCAATGCACGCGTGCCGGCGTTCCGTTCTTCTTCAAACAATGGGGCGGCACCGACAACAAGACTGTCGGGCGAAAGCTCGACGGCCGCGAGTGGAACGAGTTTCCTGCATGAAGCCACCGCGCGTCATTTATCGCGTCCGGATCCCTGAGTTCTTTCGCTTCGAAGACTGGGCACTGGAACGTGCCAAACCCCACCTTGCGAAGAACGATATGCGCGTCAGCAAGAAACACAGCAGCCATGAGATCAACCTGCTGGGCGTCGCTGCAGAGTATGTCTGCTGGCGAATGATCGGGGGCTATTGGTACCGATACAGCAAGAGCGGCACCGATCCTGGCTGGGAGATTATCAAAAACGGGATCACGTTTCAGGTGAAGGGAAACCACTACGACGATGGATCTTTCTATATGGGCGAGAAGCTGAAAATGAAAGCAGACTACGGGCTGCTGGTGATCAAAGGGCCGGGGATCCATTACAGCGTCGCAGGCATCATCAGCCGATCGAAGTATCACAGACTGCGCACTCTAAAGACGTGGGGAGGTCCTCCAGTGCTGGCTGTGACCCAAGATCAGATGGACGACCCCCGGCCGTTCTTCCAGAAGTCTGCACCAGAGCTGCTCGGGAAAATGTCAGCGTGTGGTGATGACGACGACAATCCGTTCGACTGGGATCCACACGACGACTTTGGTGACGTCGACAACATTCAACCGCCAGGCCAACTCACAGGGGAAGTTTATGAAGACTGAGACACCGACACCAGACTGGACCGCACTCGATCGACAGTTCACAGAAGAGAAGCGCATCGCGATGGCGAAGGTGAACAAGAACCGCAGCTGGTATCGGATGGTGTCACGCGCTGCAGGCCAGGCGTTCGACGCGATCGCTGCAGAACTGAAGAAGGAATCCGACACGACGCTGCTCGTCGCTTACGAAAACCTCGACAAGATCGACTCCATAAACTCGTGGTGGTTCCTTGAGAACATGCGCACGCAGATCGGCAGCATCATCTACAACGAGCTGCACGAACGCGGCTATAAAAACGTCTGGGTAAACGGCGCCGCAACGAAGCAATGGGAGAAACGTCGTAGCCGTTGACAGCGCAACGGCACCATCGGAGGATCAGCTCATGGACAACACAGAGCTGATCGAAAACGTCGCCCCCGCCATCATCGAACGCGTCAATGCAGCTGCGCTGCACGACTGGGTTCGCGTCATGACCCTCACCAATAAAGAGCTGCTGCAGCTGGTAGTAGCACCAGTGCCAGGTCAAAAGCTCTGCGGGATCACGCTGAAACCTACTGATTCCAGTGCAATTAAAACCCGGTAAAAACAGGGTTTCGACCGTTGACCCTCGTTTGTCCCAGCTCTAAATTGGTGTCTGTTCAAGGAAGGAGACAGCAAGTCATGAAGACAACGACGACGACTCACACGAAAGACAGCGACTGCACGATCGGGGAAGATCTCTGCTGCACAGTCTGCGGCGTCTCGCACGGGGCACCCTGCTACGAATGCGAACAGACGGGCTTTCATGCTGACGACTGCTCACAGCTCGATCATTGCTGCGACGACGACTGTCGCTCAAACGGCTGCAGCGAACGTTTCAAATAACTGAAAGGGGAATTATGAAGACACTCGACGCGATCATCTGGATCTGAACCGGTTAGGGAGTCGCGGGTTCAACTCCCGCGTCCGGCATCCCTCACAGTCGCTGCAATTTCGCAGCACAGTCGAGGGCGAAGGAGAACACGACAATGCAATTGACACAGGCCTCTTCACAATGGTCGACCCGCCCAGCTGATCAACGTTTCTGGACAGTCGAAGAACTTCACGCCGCAACACTCGCCCACAAAGAATCAGCCCGCACTGCGACAGTTTCGAACTCTGATCTGAGAGTCGAAGCAGTCGAGGATCAGATGCACCTTGTCGGGCGCACGGGCGTCCCGGCGATGCTGACGAGCTGGGCATTCAATCAGCTCTGCATGAGGGCACAGGCCCCTGCATCGTATCTGCGCGATCTGCCGACGACGCTGGCAGCTCAGAACCTGAACCACGGGCTGAAAGCGAACCTGCCAAACCACAACGAGACGACGAGCGTGCTGCTGCATCAGAACGGCGGGTACTTTGCCCGCGCAGTGCTGTCTGAGAAGTACACGCGAATCTGGAATTCCGATATCACCGAACGACTCGTCGACCTGCAGCAGCAGGGATGGACGACGCCGCCAGCGCGTCCGGCGAACGTCGACGACGACAACACTCGCATCTGCACAGCTGAACAGGCCAAGCTGTCGCTGACAGTGCGCGAGGGTGACGTCATCGGCCCAGCGGGGTTGTATGCCAGCTTCGAAGATCTCTTTGCTTTCATGATTCACCCTGAACGCGTCATCGACGACGGGTCGAAGGGTGGTCTGATGCGCGGGTTCTTCGTCTGGAACTCTGAAGTCGGGAAATCGAGCTGGGGCGTTATGAAGTTTCGATTCCGAGGGGTGTGCGGGAATCACATCGTCTGGGATGCGAAAGACGTCTCTGAGATCAAAGTGCGACACGTCGGATCTGCTGACGATCGTGCGATGGATCAGCTGCGCGTTCAGCTGAAGAAGTACGCTGACGAAAGCGACAACGACGAGCAGCTGCGGGTCGACAAGGCGCGGGAGTTCATTCTCGCCCCCGACAGCAAGAAGCTGCTCGACTGGGTGTTCGAGAAGGGATTCCTGTCGAAGAAAGCGGCAGACGTTGCCCTGAAGAGCGTGCAGCCAGAAGTCGACGGGGACCCGCTGACGGCGTGGGGATACGCTCAGGGCATCACACGCATGAGCCAGCTTGAACGCAATGCCGACAAGCGCGTCGCACTCGATCGCGCAGCGGGCAAGATCCTCGAAGTCGCGTTCTAATCGGGCCGGGGGGCAGCAATGCCCCCCTCGTTCGTCCCACTTCAAACCCAAGGAGAAAATCAATGATCAACTGGAACGTTTCAAAGACTGACGCCGCACTGATCCGCGCTGTCGTCGATCGTGCGATCGAGAAGAAGTTCTCGACGTCGCATCACAATCTGACGATGACCATCACCGCTTGCCACATGAACGGGTGCCCGCTCAGACTGATCGAGCTGGCGAAGGCTGACGATTTCAATTTCGCGCACGACATTCTGGGCATCATTCGCCACATCGACGCCCGCACGGGCCAGCTCGTCAATTTCGCACCGAGGTTTACACGATGAACTACATCACTGAACACATTATGAAACTGCTGAAAGTCGATCAGACCCAAGCGCTGAAGATCCAGAACCACATGGACTACATGTTTGAAATGAACTACAGCGAATGCAGCACGCGCACGCTGAACAATTGCATCAGGGGCGCAGCGAAGCAGCTCGAATGTCTGCACGAATTCGACACGACGATGATCGAGTCGCCCATGTGCATCTACTGCGGGGCGCCCCCGTCGAAAGCAGATCTGAAGGCGGCGGGCTATGGCGATTGACGCAGCAGCGCTGAAGCGCTGGGTCGACACGCTGAGCGACGACGCTGTCGTCTACATCGACGAAGGCGGGCTGACACTGTGCCAGCTCGAACTGGATCCAGACGCGGATCCGGCTTTCGTGCCGTATCTCGAAGTGGGCGGGAACCCTGCAGAGGAGGCCAGCATCTATGACGAAAACGACTGATCACGAAACAGGGCGCGGCCGTCAGGTCAAGCGCGTGCTGCAGATCATCATCATGCTGTCAGGGCGTGCCTACACCCTCGAAGAGATCGCAGATCGTTTCGATGTGTCGCAGAAGACCATCAGGCGGGATATCAAAATGATCGAAGCTGTCGACGTGCCGATCTACCAGACTGAAGCGCAGCTGGATTCTGTGAAGTTTCGAAAGCTCTGGCGGGTGGATCCGAGGTGGGTGACGCGTCGTCTGCTGCCCGACAATCAGACTGCAGACGTCTACAGACGACGCCTGCAGCCTGTCTGACTACTTCGCTACCTTCTCACCCTCCGGCGTGCGGGTGCCGCCAGTGACGTCCCCGTCTTTGGCGACACCCAGCCCGGCCGCTGCGATGATCGCAGACGACACTGCGACGACTTTAGGCGGCACTCCAAACAACGAACCCACCTGCGAGAGCAGAATCAAACCAGCAGCCAGCGACGTTTTCCAGTTCCCTTTCATGACTGACCCCTTCCTACGTTAACGGTCCCAGATATTCGAAGTGCCCTTTGTCTTTGCGCACCCCGTCGACCAGCACGCCCCACTTCAGCCCACAGGCGACGCCGATCATCCCAATTTGATCCCAGATGGGATCTGTCGACGTCCAGTCGAGCTTGTCACCACCAGGCGCGATCGTGTACAGCTCGAAGGGTACGACGTCGATCGCGACTGACTTCATGTCTCGTTCAGGGGTCATCACGTGCTTCGATTCGAGGGTCCACGTGACTTGCTTCGATGCCGGCTGGCCGTCTGTTCGTCCGATCGCGTAGAGGTCTGCCTGTTCTTTCGGCGTGCGACCCGTGAACACGATCAGCACAAGGATCTGCGACTCGATCAGCCTGGCCAGGAAATCATTGAAGAACGGTCGAGCTTTCGGGTGGATGTCGTCCAGTTTTCTGCTCATGGGTGTACCAGTCGATCGATGGTCGACTCCAGACGCTGCACGCGAAAGCTGACGCCTTCGAGTTTCTCTGTGACGCGTCCAGTCACGTAAGCGGCGCCGATGATGTTCACCAGCAGACTGATGATCAGAGTCCAGACCCACGGTGGAACTGAAATCGAATTGTCGCCCATGCGTCGGTGGTGATCAGTCGCTTCTAACGGATGAACTCTGGTCTGCATTTTGTGTTTGTCTCCCCATGAAACCCGGCCGACTTTGGAGATCATCTTACAGGATCGAATTGTCACCGCAAGGGTCAATTAGGGGGCGATTGTCAAACCGGTGGGAGTAAAGGGATAGGCGACGCAGTCTGCAATGTTCTGGTTCCCTGCGCCGAACTGATTGAACGCGACAAACTTCAAAAAGAGCATGACACCGATCAACGAGTCTTGCACGTCCATCTTCAGGATCCCCGTCGTGCTTTGACCAATGAATGCGAAGCGGCTGTCGATCGGGTGGTCGACGCCAACCCCCGCGGTTGGTGCGTCGTAGACGCTGCGTCGCAGCCCGTTTGTGGGATCCAGTTCATACAGGAACGACCCCGTCAGGTTCGCGACGTCGTAGGTCATCAGCTCATAAGGGATCGATCCAGCTCCCCCGTCGACCCAGCAGGGATAAACGAAATTATCTTTGTCTGCGACGTCGTAGCTGGCAAGTTCGCCGCGCGATTCTGACAGGTTCAGCTTCAGCGTGTTCGTGGTGTCAGGGTCTGCTGCTGCGGGCCAGTCTTGCGTCGTGACGCCAGTGACCCCGTTGCCCGTGATCGTGCCGAACAGAACATAACTGGATCCGCCATCTGTCGACACGTAGACTTGACAGCCCCCGTAGTTCACATCGGCATTGCTCACGATCGCCCACAGCTGATCAATCGTCGGGAACCCTGCCAGCTGCTTCACGGGTTCAAATAGCACTGGCGCATTGACGAGCGCCGGCACGACGTTGCGATCGGGAACGTACGGGTCGGGCTGTCCGACCTGGATCTCTTGCGGCGCGTTCACCGCGTACTGATATTCCTCGGCTTCGCAGTCGAGCGAGTAGGTTTCGTTTTCGATGACGCTCGTCAGTCGAACGGGTTGGTGATCGAGTCCGATCGTCGCATCTGTCAGCGTGACGAGATCCATCGCCTCGAGCAGCTGCCACTTTCCCTGCAGCGTGAACTTGAACGTATTGCGCAGATAGTTCTGTCGACGCACAGCGACACCGAGAACTGGCCTGGCGACTGCAACGTTCTGAATGCAGCGAATGACTTTGGGGCTGGCTTTGCGCCCGCCGTAGATCGCAATCGTCGACTGCTCGGGCTGGGCTGTGGTCACATCGTTGTAGTCGCTGTCACGACTCGGGTGCTGGATCTGCAGCAGGTTCTCAGTATCGACTTGTGCGCGGCGGGTGATTTTGATCGTCGGCTGCCCCGGCGCCGCAATGAAGTCGTCAGGGATCAGATCGACGAGGGGGCCCGTCGACGTCGGCGCGTTATAGATCGCACCGTTGCCCACCGCTGAGACTTCGCTCCACGGCACACTCTTCAGACTGAACCCGCTCCAGACTGGCGCTGCGTTCGCCGCCTGGTAGATATCATTCAACCAGTCGACAGCTTTGCGCTGCGAGTCCATCGTCAGGGATCCCATCAGGGAATTCGCGCGGCACTGATCGCGCACCAGCAGCAGACTCTGCATGTCGAGGATATCGCCAACGGGTTTCGGCCAGCTGACGGGTGAACCGTTCGTGAAGATCTTGAACACCAGCGCCCAATTGCCCGTGAAGAACGGGTTCACGCTGAAGACATATTCGCCCGGGATCGTCACGACGCGATACATGCTGAAGATCCGGCCGACACCCACCATCAGGTTCTTCCAGTGCGTCGGCGGCTGAGCTGGCTGAATGCTGCCAGCTCCATCCATTGCGATCACGATCGCGACGATCAGACAGGGTTCCCCGGGGACGTTCGTCGCAAGGGCAGTACCGACAATCGGGCCATCGGTGCCCGTTGCTTCGACAGGGCCGCTCAGCGTATCGAGTCCGTTGATCTCCATGATCTGCACGTCGCTGTTCACATCGGACCCTGTGATCGTCAGCGTGTTGGCACCACCCACAAGACCTGGCCCCGCGTCTTCGACGTCCCAGCCAAGGGGTGAGCTGCCGAGGCCCGTGTAAGGGTTCCCTTGGCTGTCGGTGAAGACCATCGACGCGGTGCCGGAGTTTCGCGCAGCGACGATGATCGTCGAGTCTGTCGACGTCGGCAGATCGAACTTGACCGTCGAGATCGTAATGTCGCTGGTGACCATCTTCTTCTGAATCGCGCCGGGGAAGTCGTAGCAGTTCAGCCCGTGATGGATCGAGGAGTACTCTGGACCCGCGCCAGGCACTGACTGCGCCACCCCTTTGAAAATGTCTTCGATCATGTCGACGAAGTCGCAGTCGCCTCGAGAGTACAGCGGGAAAGCACCGACGCATTCAGTCAGGATCGTCGGCAGCATCTGCGTCGAACCCATGTCGAGGTTCGGGGATCCCATCCCGGCATAGTCGGGATAAATGATCTGCTGGCTGCTGAACCCTGAGAACTCGGGCCCATTGCCCAGCTCAGACTCGAACGTCAGTCTGAGGTCGCTCATGGGGATCAAAGGTGAGCTGGGACCGTTGGTCTTTGCGAAATACAGCGTCAGAAGGCCTGCTGGAAGTGCGCCCAGTGTATTCAGTGTCAGATCGATCGTCGCCCCGCTGAACGGCACCCAGCGAAACACATAGGGGTAATGACGCCAGCCCCCGACATTCAGTCGATCGGGTCCGGCGAATGCAGCGTTCCAGAGGGGCACGTCTGTCGTCCCTGACAGGTGTCTGCCCCCCTGACTGCCGTAGTCCCTGAACGTCGTATTGAACGGGATCCGCAACGATGCGCCCAGCAGAAAATAGAAGTACGGGTTTGAGATCGTGAAGCTGCCCGTGCCCCCCGGCGTGATCGAAAACGATTCACTGCTGAAGCTCAGCCCCTGTTTGTTCCCTTGGTTCTGCCACATCTGCAGCACAGCCACCATGGGATTGTGACCGAGTAAGAAGTCGACGTTCTCGGCATACGTGGCTGGCCCGTTCTTCTTCACCTTCACGGTCTTGTTGCTGCCGCCAGCTTGTCGCAGGTTCGCTGCCCAGATCAGCTGCGGGGTGGTCTTGGTGGTGCCGTAGACGACAGGGATGGTCGAACCGTAGACGGAACTCTGCGGGCTGATCCCGAGAGCGTAGGGGCGAATGCTGGCGTTATTGTGCTTTCCAAACATGAATGGTTGTTACCTAACAACTATTGCGCGGGTGGGATTCGAACCCACGGCCTATCGGTTATGAGCCGATCGAGCTGACCACTGCTCCACCGCGCGGCACCAAGTAGTACCTAAACAGGGTCTATTTAGACCCTCGATCAGAGACTGAGATCGATGATCCCATAGAAGACCTGGATCAGCAGACTGTTTGCAGCATTGCCCCCGGTGAGGTTGCCAGAGCTGCCGTTGCTGTACTTCAGATACACAGCACCGTTGTCGGTGACTGTCGACAGATCCCCCGGGCCTGACGCTGCTGCGAATTGCAGATCGTAGTCTGCTGCAGATCCCAGCATCAAGTCGGGGGCGCCGATCGACAGAATCGAATTCGAAGAGTTCTGATATGCGATCGCCAGCAGCTGCGACATATCGAAATTGGTGTAGGCGCCATGGGAATCAAAGTGCGCGAACCCCAGCCACGGGACGATCTGCAGCCCATCGCCAGGCGCATCGATCAGTTTGATCGGCGTCGTCGGCAGCGCTTTGATCTGCGCGTTCGTGAGCTGCAGCTGCTTTAACTGAACCATGCGTTCAATGATCGACAGCGTCGCGTCGGGCAATGGTTCGCTGGCGACATTCGCGCCACCAAACACAGCAGTCTCCAGATTCTTCAATCGTCCCTGCAGGGAGATCAGATCGATCGTCATTGGTTTCCTCCTGACGTTGGCATTACAAACGGGTCAAAGATGACACACTGCGTCCCTATCCACATCGGATCCAGAGACAGGTCGACTTCCATCACGTGCGGTTTCACCGCGTGGATCCCCCGCGGCCATGCGGTGATTATCGCCCCGTGGTTGTAGACGTGGCTGCCGGCTGTCTTGCAGAGAATGATGTTCCCCGGTTGAGGGTCCAGCGATCGCGCCATCGTTCCTTCAGCGACGGCGCTGGCGTACCGCAGCATTCGCAGCATATAACGTTCGTCGGTGGTGTGGGCCCACCAGTCAGTTGAGAAGACGCCGATCTCTTGTTCGGGCATCAGTCCCACGTCTCGCAGAATGCAGTACAAAAGCGATGCACAGTCGCAGCCCACCCCTTTGATTTTGCCCCTCATCACGTAGGGCGTCAGGATCCATGTCTTTGCTTCGTCGACGAGCTGCTTTCTGTCCATATATCTTTTTTGTTATATCGCCGTCGACGGGCTGGGCACGTACGGGAACCCCCGGTACTGCCCGTCGCTCTGGTTCACGGGGAAAGCTGCAGACGCGTAACAGGTATCCACCCCGGCCGTTGGTACCCATGGGAGAGGGGTGTACAGCACGATCTCGTTGATCGGGACGCTGAGGTCATCGACGGTTCGACGATTGATGTAGATTCCGCTCCAGACGCCTCCCAGCGTCGCTCCAACGCCACGATTGAACACCAGGAACCCCGCCCGCAGTCGATTGTCTGGGACGACGTTCAGGGGGTCGCTGGTGGATCCAAACGGGGTGGTCTGACGCAGTCTCAGAGTCTGGGTGTTGGATCCGATCACGACGTCGAACTGCGGGACGATCGGGAACCCAGTCGGCGGCGTCGCGCCTTTGTACGCTGCCAGCGTGTTCGTCAGCTCGATCACGTTACTCGGGACAGTCAGATTGACGACGTCGAGAAAGCTGGTGACCTCGAACACGATCGCGCCGCTTTCGATCTCGACGTTCGACACGCGACCCCCAAAGAGTGCAGCAGCTCCAAACGTCGACGCGTCGCCGGGGGTGGGCATGAACGTCGTCCAGACCCTGACGGGCTGGTTGTCGAAGAGTCCCAGACGCGCCCGTTGATACGGGTTTGCCGTGTCTGCATTCTGTGTCGGGGGTCCGGGGTTTCTGGGCGCCCACGTCAGCTGCAGCGTCGTGACTTCGAAACCGATCTTAGACTCGACCTGGCCGCGCCGGATGACGTCTGGGCAGAACGTGCCCCAAAGGGGGTACCGCAGAGGGGTGTCCCAGTCTGTCAGCCAGATCGATCGCGGGTCTTCGGGTTCACCGATCAGGATCAGGTTCGCGAGGGTGTAGCTGTGTCGATCGCAGAGCCAGTCCGCGACGAGCTGCGTCGTGTCGGATCCGTCGCCGCCGATGACGGTGCGCATCAGTCCGTACACGCGATCTGCGGCCGGGACGTTCGCAGCTCCAGCTGCCCGCCACCATGACCACCGATCGTCCAGAGGTCTTCGAGGAACTTCTCGAAGTCTTGTTCGTCTGTGTTGAAGATCACACGAAAGTAAAACTGGAATTCTGCAGTGATGGGTTCAGTCGGTTCAGCTGCCCATTCCAGATACATGCCCGCCCACGATGCCCCCTGAATCGCGAACCCCGGGCCTTTGAGGGTGTAGTCGGTGTCTGCGATCTGTTCGACGCCGTTCGCGTAAACGACGAGAGTGCCGTCGACCAGATCGGTGATGTCTTCATAGAACTGGCCGCCAAGGTTGCGCTGCAGCGGGGTATAGAACAGGGTGCCATCAGTGAAGAGCTGCTGCTGCGCGAGAGTGTTCGGCGTGCTGTCAGGGTTCAAGCCAGGCCCCACAGTATTGTCGTCCGGATCCAGAAAGAGAAAGTCGTCCCACTGCCCCGCATGACCAGCGAAGAAACCCATCAGCAGCTGCAGATCGGGATAGGTTCGACCCGCCAGCAGCTGGTTGTTGTACTGCCCGTTCGATGACGCGTACAGGTAATCGTAGAGCAGCGTCCACTTCCACATTGGGTTTTGCGCCTGGCGGATCCGCGTCTCGAATCCATTCGGCGCCGACTGGATCAGCGTCGAGAAGCGCGGAGCTTTGACGACGTTGAACTTCAGACCGCGAACGTCACTGGGATAAATGTCGTTGCTCATGCTGACGGCAGTGCCCCTCGTCGCTGCTCTCGTTTGATGATCTTCACAATGTCTGCAGCGTTTCGTTTGTGATCGGCTGGACTACCAGCGCCGTGCGCATTGTAATTCAGATTGACGTCGCCAGATCTGGAACCACCCCGCCCGCCCAGTATCGCTTGCTGGATCCCCGTCGACAGCCGCTCGTCGAGGACCATCTCTTTCTTGTGCAGCATGTGCATTCCCGTATTGGGAACGATGCCCCCCTGATCGAACGAACCAAACGCAGCGACGCCGGCGAATGCGCCCGCGGCCGCGATCGGTGCGACGATGACGTCAGCTGGGAACGGCAGCGCTTTCATGACCGACGTGAACGCGTGCGCAGCTGCAGACTTTGCCTGCACCAGTATTCCCTTTTTCTCCAGCTCGATCCCGAGAGCGTGGTACAGGATCTGCTGCTCAGCCATTCGCGCCAGATTCTGAATTGCATTCGACGCGATTGAATTCCAGCTTTGCTCCAACGACTGTTTGATCGTTTCCTGGCCAGTCACCCAGCTCATCACATGCTGGTTGAAGTTCGCGTCGATCTGCTTCAGGTAGGTGTTGGCGACTTTCTGCTGCGCTGCGATCTCTGCCTGCTCCATCCGATAGATCTGGATCTTTCGACGTTCTGCTTCTTCACGCGCCTGAATGTCGCGGGCGATCTCTTCGTTGCGAACCTTGTCGAGCAGCGCGACCAGCTCGTCCTGTTCGTGCTTCTCTTTCTGCCGTTGGTCGCGATTGTACGCATCGATGATCCGACCCGACTCTTCGACTGCAGCAAAGCCACGTTTCAATCGATCTGCAGTCGCTGCTTCTTCGTCAGCGTTTACTTTTTGGATCGATGCCAGCAGCTCCTGCTGGTGTTTCAGATTCAGTTCTGCAGTGATCTCGTTGAACCGTTTCTCGATCGCAGCGCGTTCGTCGGCCGCTTTCTTTGCTTCTTCGATCTGCGCAGTGTTCTCTTCAGCCTTCACCTTGGGTTGGGTCTGCTGCTGGCTCTTTCGAATCGCGAGATCGAGGGCGATATTCTTGTCCGTCGTTTTCTGGATCTCAGTCTGCAGCCTCTTCATTTCGTCAGAGGTGCCGGCGATGTGATTCGCGAACAGTCGCATCCCCGGGTTCAGCAGATCGCGCAGATGAAACCCTGACTGCTCCTCGAGTTCAGACAGTGTTTTCATATCGGCGGCGACTTTGACCTGGCCTGCGTGCAGCTCGTCGATGTTCTTCTGGGTTTCACTGACTTCGATCTGCAGCGCAGTCTTCTTCTCGTCGGATCCCGTTTTGCCAACAAGGTTCAGTTCCTGCTGGGCGCGGGCAGTTTCGCGGATCAGATCCAGATACTTTTGATTGATCTCGATCTGGTGTTCGTAGGCCTTCTTCGCAGTTTCGTCCCAGCCTGTGACCGATTCCTCGATCTTGCGGAATGCCTCGGGGAGTTCCGCCAGGACCTGAATCAAACCGATGACGGCGACAGCAGAGAATGCAGCAGACAGGGCAGAACCCACAGCGGGCATTTCGGCAACAAACCCTTGAACGAATCGCGGGATGTGGACGCCGATCTCTTCACCCAACCCGTGCAGGGCGTGCTTTGCTTCAGTGACAGAGTACTCAGCTTCTTCAGCTGCAGGGGCGATGCGTGCAAGGCCCCAGCTGATATCGCCCCCCATCTGACGACTGGCTTCCCCAGCTTCTTTGAAATGTCCGGAGATCTGCGAGGTGTGTTCTTCGACAGCAGCAGATGCCCGCTCCATCGTTGCAGGGATGATATCGCTGCCGTCGACGGCGATCCGAAGTCTAAGCACTCCATCGTTCACTTGGCGTTACTCCTCAGGAAGTTCTTTACTCCATCAGGCAGCTTTTTGAAAGGGACGACTGAGCCCTGCGCGACCATGCGCTGTTCGGTGGGTGTGAGTTCCGGCTTCGAAATGTTCCCCGTGGAACGTTTTGGTCCCACGATCCCGCTGACGGCAATGTGCACGGGCGGGAATCGGGACCAGTAGCTATCCAGTGACAGCACGTCAGGGAACTCCATCGCGTTCACTTCCGCGAACGTCCAGCCGAGAGCGGTTACGATGCAGCAGCGAGTGTCTCGGATCCAGTCTTCGAAGCTGCCGTCGTTTCCCCCGCGGTCTTACCAGTCTCTTCGACGGCGGCCAGGCCGCTGAAGGAAAGAATCTCCTTCTGCAGCCAGCCGACGACGATCAGATCGAGTTCCGGCCGGATCGTTTCATCCGTCCACGGTGTAGGCGGCGCCGCATTGTTCAAGCTGGTGACGATCAGATCGATCGTGCGCTGACGAGCGGTGACACCCTCAGCAGCTGGCTTTATGAAGTCTTCGCACTGCTGCAGGTTCAGGGGCGCGATCGTGAACTTCTGCCCGTCAAGTTCTACGACTTTCTTTCTCATGCGCTCACCTGAAACCAGTCGAAGACAGAACCATCGGGGGCAGCGAAGGCCTCGAATTCGAAGTCGCTGATCAGGTACCCATCGCGCTTCATGGGTGCAGACATTTTCGACGCGCGGACCCTGTACAGCTTCATGCCGTTGGTGCCCTGATACGGCTGCGACAGGTACAGCTCGAAGACTGGCCCGAACCCTTGGATGTGGTTCTTCACAGCCATCGTGCGACCCGCTGCAGAGCTGTAGGTGTAGCTGATCAGCACCAGCGCTGCAGCGTCTGCCGTGTTGAACTTGTAACGGCCGAGCGATTCGCTGACGGCATACTGCCCCGCTGCTGAGACTGTCGCTGTCTGATAGCTGATCAGCACGACGAAGGCGACGTCGGCTGCAGCGAACGTGTAAAGCCCAGTGGCTTCGTTGACGGAGTATTCGCCCGTGGCAGGGGACGATGGGACGCGGGTCATCGGTACGCCCAGATGCGTGACGCCGAGATCGCCCAAGAACGTCGCAGTGCCTGTGACAGTGATCTGAAACGGCGTCGTCGGTACCGTGTGGCTTTCGTCGCTCACCGTCGTCGGGGTCACACGTTCAAACGGCATCCCCGTTGCTTTGTAGATCACGCCCAAGTCTGCGAGAAAGTCGTCCGAGTTCGTCACATACAATTCGAACGGCGTCGCCGGCACGGTCTGCTCTTCGCGGTCTGCGATGATCTCGATCCCCGAGCTGATCTCGTCGGCGTAAAACAGATTGTTGTAGGTGTCGATCTCGATGCGGCCGAAAGCAGCTTTCCCTTTGATCGTCATGTCGCTCGGTGCGACGTCTTCAGGGAATTTGTTCTGGCCGCGCAGCTCGACCAGCTTCTGATCCATGTCGAGACTGACGTCCTGAATGACGCCGAACTGCACTGGCGTCGACGGGGTTGCAAGGTTGCCGGAGATCGGGCGCCCGAAGAGTCCACCGATACCAAATTGAAACATGAGAACCTCCTAATCTAAATTCCAGTCAGCGCACGGATCGGAATCTCCAGCGCACATTGCGGATCCAATATACCTGAACCCATCGGGACTTCCCCTTCGATCCAGGCGTTTTCAACAAGGCCACCCAAAGTCTGTTTGTACCCTTTCGGCTGCTGCTGCAGCGCGTCGTTCACTGCTTTCATGCAGCGATTCAGCAGCGTCTGCGGCGGCGTCGTGCTGCCCTCGTCCGCTCTTGTGTACACCAAAACCATATAGTGCAGAACATATTTCGAAGGACCGAAGAGCTGATCCTGCGTGATCGTGAACCCAAGGGGCGCGAGAAACAGGGCGGGCTGCCCCTCGTTGCCAACCTGCGACCACGTGCGCGGCCGTCGACTGACAGTCTTGAACCCAAGGCCTTTGACGTTCGTCTCGATCAGCGTGAAGAGTGCGACTTCGATCGCTTCAGGATCAAACATTGCCCTGTGCCCCCTCGTTCATGGCTTGCTGCAGACCGATAGCGATCGATTCGCGCTGATCGTCGAGACTGGATCGCATGAAGCTGCGCATCGGCAGCGGCGGGTGCAGCACGCGCTTTGCGAAGATCACGCGGCCCCCGATAACGAATCGAAGCGCTTTCCTGTTTGTCGGAACGATCGTGTAGGCGCGGTCTCCGCCGTATTCATGAATCGCACCATACCATGCCGGACCACCCCCGCCGAGGACTTCAGCGAAGAGGGTCGTCGACTGCACTGATGCTGGGATCAAACGAATCGAAGCTGAGAGTTTTCCGCTGCGGTGCTTTAAGACCTGGCCCTGCAGTTTGTCTGCGACGATGTGCGCCTGCAGCTTCGCGCCCAGAACGTTCATGCGATTGACGAGGATCTGAAGAACCTTGGGCCCCTTTGCCAGAAGAGCGGCCGCTGCTTCTCGATCTGTCCCATCGAAGGTTGCTTCAAACAATGGCAGCCCTCGAATAATTGTTCATGACGCTGACCACGTCGGGCGGCAGCTCCCAGTCTCTGAACGTGATCGTGCCCGCCCCTGCTGCCATCGCCTGGCTGGATTGATCGATCCACTGTCGCCGCTTGTAGTTCACAGCGACCATGACTGTCGCTTTGTCTGCGATATCGAACGGGGTCTGATCGAACCCTGCCATCGCGACGACGTGAATGTTCGACTGTCCACGGGTGAACCCACCATAACTGGCGCGAGTGCTGCCACCACTGCGAATCGAGATCGACTTCTTTGACGAGTCGATGAACCACCCGCGCACGCCGAACGTGGTCGACTCTGCGATCGGCACGCCGTTGACCTCGAGGAGCGTGATCGATTTCAGCGGGGTGTCTCTGCTGAAGAGTCGGGCGTTCCCGTTGCCGTCGTACCACTGATCCGAAACGACAGGGGTGACGAGGGGCGAGACGCCGGCGACGGCATTCTTTCCAGTCTTCCAGAGCCAATAAAAACTTGCGCTGGTGATGCAGCGCTGGATCTGCAGCTTCTCGTCGTCTGAAACATTGTTGGATCCCAGATAGCCGATGACTGCTGCGACAGTGGTGAGGTCGATCTTCGCTGTACTCATGGCGCTGAATAATACTCCCTTTTCATCAGAGATTGACCACTGCGAAACTGACGATGCTGTCGGTGTCGATCGTGATCGCAGACACGTCACCGATCAGCGTGTAGACGGCATTGTCTGGATCCGAGTCTGGAAAATGGACGTGATATGCAGCAGCGTACCCGTTTGTGGGATCCAGCCGATCGGCCTGGAACAAGATGTAATACATCGACGCGCCTGACAGCGTCGCGCTGGTGACACGCGCCGCGAACTCGATCGTCTGCGATGGCTGCGTCATGCCGATGCCTGCACCGAACGCGCCGAGCGTCGCCTGTATCGACTGGGTGACCATGTTCGAGGGGCAGCTGGTGGGTGTCGCCAGTGCTGCCTGTGTCGAGGCGGCTGCATTGTCCCAGTCTTGAAACTGATCGCTGACAATGTGGAACGGCGCATCAGTGGATCCGATCTGATCGAAATTGTAGTTCGCGCCCAGATCGTCAGAGTCTGCCCTGCTGAAATTGTCCGCGAAGTGGTACGCATCGCCCTCAATGATCAGCGTGCCCCAGCTGGCGATATCAGCGGGATTGACGACGCCCTGCGATCCCTGATTGGTCAGACCTGCGCGGCCGCTACTGATCCACGTGGGATCTGTCGACGCGATATCTGCAGAGAACACAGTCACGCCATCGACTCGTATATACAAGCGCGCACTGACGACGTCAGCGCAGTCACCGATTAAGAACCCGCCGCCCTCGTCGACCTGATTGATCGCGACGAAACGGTTCTGAGTGTCGAACGATCCGACGAAGTCGAAGCGGAACGGTGGGCCAGGCGGCACGGGCAGCGCGTCGACGATCAGCGTCAGCCCGTCGACAGAGTGCATCGCGCACCCGTTGTTTCCGCTCAGAATGCTGCCGGTACCGACGAACGCGAACATCTGCATCGTCGGGGACCAGCCCACTGACGCGAGGCTGTAGTCGTTGGCTGGGAACGCAGGACTGGATCCCAATGTCCAGCTGAACCCGTCAGACGATCGCATCGTTCGATTGTCGACCCCTGATCGTGTCGTCGAACAGGCGACGAGCAGATTCAGCGTGTCAGAGTAAGCGACACCCGTCCAGACGTGGGTCGAGTCGGGCGTCGTTTGAATTGTGAATGCGGCGCCGTCTGTCGACGTCATCACCAGCCCTTGGGTACCCACGACGACGAACATGCCCGTCGCACTCAGGAGGCCAGGCGGTACCCAGATGACCTGCCTGCAGCTCTGCGTCGTCACTGACGTCGTGATCGGAGTCCAGTTCACGCCATCAGGTGAGCTGTAGAGACAGACTGCAGTCGACGTCGATCGCGACGCGACAGCCAGCCCGAGGGTCGGGGACCATGCGACTGAATTGAACGTCGGCGTCCCACTGACAGGGCTGTTCTCTGTCCAGCTGATGCCATTGGCTGACGTGCGCGTTCGTCCGACCTGGCCCACGCCAATGAAGTAACCGAGAGACGGCGCCCATGCGATGCCGGGGGTCGCGCCGTTGGTGGCGCTGGTGTGCTGCGTCCACGTCAGACCATCTGTCGAGGTCGCTGTATTGTTCGCATTGCCACCAGCGACCATGATGCCCAGATCGGGCGAGAAGCAGAGCGTGTGGAATGACTGGCTGCCCAGAGTGTTGTCGTAGTCCCAGCTGACGTCATCGCAGCCCGTGACAGGGGGTGGGATCGGGATCACATCGCCAAAGATGGTCTGCAGCCGATATCCATTTTCGCAGCACATGAATGCCGGCACCAGATTGTTGAAGAGAACCCCGGGGTCTGCGAATGCCTGATGACCTTCGAGAAGAACGCTGGTGTCCTGAAGAACGATGGGTGAGCCCGTGTGACCTGTTCCCGCGCGGCCGCTCAGCGTGACGTTCGCATCACCCGTGATCGACGGGGATCCGGGGCTGCCCGTTCCCGCAACTCCGGTGGGAGTTACATTCGCGGATCCCGTTTCGCTGGGTGACCCGGGTGAACCCGTCGCTGCGACGCCTGTGAGATTGACGCTAACGTCAGCCATTTAGTGAACACTCCCAGAGCCCCCGGATTCTGGAATCACTTCCCCAGAGGCCCCGCATTCTGGGACCACTTCGCCGCTGGCTGAGAATTCCAGCAGCACATGTCCGGAGGCATGTAGCGGTCGAGTGTACTTCGGGCCTGCGACAACGTCACCCGCAAAGCTGACAGCTGCCACTCCCTCGAGGTCGACGTCGATATCGCTGAAGACGTCCAGATCGCCAGCAGCTGAAGCTGCTTCGATTCCCTCGAGGTCGACTTCGACATCCTGTTCGACTTGCAGGTCCCCGGGTGATGCGATCCCGGCCTGGCCGATCAGCGCGATCATTGCATCGCCCTCTTCAATCAGGAACCCCGGCGAACTTACGGCGCCGATTCCTGTGAGCGTGACGCTGACACTCGCATTGATCGAGAGCGATCCCGCTGCGCCGGTACCGGCGACACCCGTCAGCGTGAGGGTCGACGATCCCGTGATCGTGGGAGATCCAGCAGCACCTGTCGCTGCGACCCCAGTCGGCACAGGGTTTGCAGACGTCTGCACTGTGATCGATCCCGGCGAACCCGTGGCAGCCACGCCCGTGACATTGACCGTGACGTCGACGACGTCGGGCAGAATGTCCCCTCCGGACGCATCGTCCCATGTCGTCGTGTGCGCCTGGTTCGTCGTGAAGTTCGTGATGAAGGGATTGACGAAACCAGCTTTCCCCGATGCGATCGCTGAATCTGTCGCGCTGGCGAATGCGGCGCCGTTCTTCAGGCACGTGATCGATGTGCCGTTCGCACGCAGCTCCAGAATATCGTTGGCGGTGACAGTCAGTCCCGTCTGCAGGTTCGTGATGTTCGTCGGCGGGCCCGTGTTCAGATTCGAATTGACCAGCTTGACCAGACGCGCCCCAGAGCCACCGCTATTGGCTGGGAACAGGGCGTACCCCGTGAAGCTCGTCAGCGTCCCAGATCCGCGCACGCAGATTCCATTGCTGGCGAGGTTCGATCCGTCGTTGTCGGAATACGTCAGGAACTTCGCCTTCATGTACTGGTTGTTGTTGAACGTCTCAGTGCGAAGAACGAACCCATCGCGAGGGGCGCTGGTACCGCCCTGCTGGAAGTAGGCGTTTGAAATGATCTGCACCGATCCCGCTGTAGCGACGGTCTGCGACCAGCCTGTCCCTATCGTGTTGGAATTGGCGCGATTGAAGTCGTCAGTGAAGAGCTGGGAATTCACGCTGCTCTTTCTTCGACGATCGCGGGAATCTCCCAGTGCCCGAGGACCTGGAACGATCGCACAGCGTCGACGACCAGAACAAAGTCGCCCCCGATTTCAGGGTCGAACGTGCCGGGGATGTCGGCTTCATAGATGCCGTCAGAATCAGTCACGTATTCGAGGGTGACATTGTCGAAGTCAGTAACCGGTGTGCCGGGGTCGATATCGGGGATGCTGATCGATCGCCCTGAGTAGAGCGTGGCTGTCACTGCTGTCGCATCATTGACGGGCTGCCCGTCTGCGTCA